GAGGTCATGATCTTTTCTGTTGGGTGGACCGAATACTTTTCTCGGTAATTCATCACCAACTTTACAAAAGTCTGGAGATACTTCAACTCCAGAAAATTAATATTTATAACCTCGAACATTTGATCGGCAAATGGTCTATCCACCAGAATCAAATGGCACAAGGTTTCTTGAAAGTCTTTTCCGTATTGGCTAAAGTCTTCCTTTGACATTGAACCCCCTCACTATTACTAATTTAACACATAAAACTCTTTGTGTCAAGCATTACTTGCTATTCTTTTGAAGGTGGTAAACAAGTCCGAGGTATCCCAGTTTCCAAAGCCATCTTCGGCCATGCGTTTAATTACCTCTGTCTTGTTAAATTCTGGCTCAAAATTGTCAATGGTGTATTTTACCCTACTTTTGTCATCAATAGACATGGATGGGCTATAGAGTTGCATGATTTTATAATTTTCTGCTATAATTTCCTCTGCTTCGCAGATTGAAGAGAAGGCCTTTAAGCCTGTATTATCGTTCGCACAGAATTCTATGAGTGCTGGAATAGTTACAGACTTCTCCTCCGCGAAAAATGGAAGGCGCTTAGAGATGGTCCCGAGGCCTACTCCTTTAACTCCCGGAAGGTTATCGCTTGAGTCGCCTGCCATGGCGCGTGCTAAGGCAAAATTCGTTGGGTGAATTTTAAACTCTTCCAGGAGCCTTGGTTTGTTCATGAACTTCTTCTGGATTGGTCGATACAAGACTGTCTCGTCATCGCACAATTGAAAGAAATCTTTGTCGCTGGATATAATCACCTTCTGCCAGCCCCGGTATCGCGGGGATTGAGATATAAAAGCGATTACATCATCAGCTTCTACGGCGTCTACCATTAACTGAACGACTGGCATAAAGTTAAGCATCTCCATCAAGCGATATTGCTGCCAAACTTTGTTTTGTAGCTCCTCATCCTTTGTGAGAACTCTAATGTCTCGGTTCAATCTAATTGGTTTTCGACCAACTTTGTAATTAGAGTTAATCGCCCTCCTCTTTAGAGAGCCTCCTGCTCCATCCCAAGCTATAATAATCTCATCGGGTTTCATTTCCCGACATAACTTCTGTAAGATTCCTATGAACCCCTTGTATCCTCCGATCGGATGACCGTTCTTGGATAGGCTGGGGTTGACGATATACGCCCTGAAATATGCGTTCAGGGCGTCAATGACCATTACTCTCTTCATCTTATTCTACTCTTCAACTTCGTAAAAGTCTTCTGCTTTTCCTTGCCGATTGTGAAATTTATAAATTATTTCTTCATCAATGATCTGATAAACTCTTTGTCGGAACTTGTCAGATTGCATTTTCTCTGCCCATTTTGATGCTTGAAACTTCTCAGTTGAGCCGTCCTCAAAAACCATAGTAAACCACGCCCCCGCTTGAAGAATATTGTCGGATCCTTTGACGGCTTCGAATAAGGACTCGTCATCTTGGATGCTTACCTTGTCTCCTCCCCATAGGATTTGGAAGTTGCAGCGGCGCCCCTGCGTTCCAAAGCGAGACTTCTCAAGCTTCACTTTAACCTCGGAGCCAATGCGGAACCCGTTGTCATCGAGCACGAAACTCGCTTTCGCCTTGCGTCCTGTGAGCCAGATGCGTAATGAATACGCATAAATCATGGCTTTTCCGCCGGGTGTCACATAGGGCGTTGTCATAGCTTCGCTTGGTGAGCGTGTGATATTTGTCTTTAACTGGTTTAAGACCAGGAAAGTTGATTTGGTGTTCGCGATGGAGAGAGTCAGCTTTGACATTCCCTTCGCCAGAATGCGCGCTTTGACCGCCATAGATGACTGTGGATTGAAGTCTCCTTCGACATCGGAGATTGCCGGCGTCAAAGCCAGAGAGTCCCAGATGAAGAGGATTTGGTTTTCAGAACCAAGAAGTTCTTCTATCGTTTCCAGAACGAACTCGACAGAGGTTGCTTGAATATATAGCAACTTGTCGAGATCGCATCCGGTATTCTCAAGAAAGGTCGGGTCAATGGCGGATTCTGAATCGAAGTATCGCGGCAACTTGTGCAGCCATATAAGACTTGCCAGTTGCTTCTAGGCCTGCAATTTCCGTAACTTTTCCTACGGGGATCCCAGACAATTTACCTCGGCAGATAATCGAATCAAGCCAACGTGAACCGGTGGGGATCCATTGGGTAACCTCTGTCGGGTTTGCCTCCTTGAGATTGTGGGCGACATTCATTCCAGCTTTTTTATTGATAAGCTTTCGCATCTCGTCCATAGAGAGCTTGCCGGTTGATGTTGATTTCCTTGCCATCTATCCCCCTCTCTCTTCGCGGTTTTGGCGCAGGAGACGTCGGAGGGCTGCGCGCTCAACGTTCTCCTCGTGCTTCTTCTCCTGCTTGGAAATCCTTGCGGCTTTTGATTTTAGTTTGCTTTTCGATGTCTTTCGCGCCAGCCGGGATTGGCGGCGTTGTTTATATGCTTTTGTCATTATTTATCCTGTTTCTTCTCTTCCAAATACTTTATTGAAGATCCTTGTGAGGTTGGCCTTCTCCCTTGGGTCGGAGCATCGCGTTGAATACTCGTATTGGAATTCTAGCAAAAGGTCCCTTACTGCATCGCGCAATTTTGGATCCTTAGATTCTAGCATTGCGATTCCAAATTTGGAGTCGCCATTTATATAAAGCTTACCTCTGGTAAATTTTCCACGGGAGGAGCAGTTATTGAAACTATCGGCGCCCAGGAAGCTCAAGCCTGCAATGCGCTTACTGCTGTCGGAGGCCTTTGGTTGGCATGCCGTGGTCGATATTGCGGCGAGGTTTTTTTCCACGTCTTTGTGATTTATTTTTTGCATGACCTTCTTAAGCCATTGCTCCAGCTGAGTCATGACTAGATCCGGCAATATGACCGTATCCTTCAATTCGCCAATCCTGGGGCGCATGTCGGAGGGCCCTTCTTCGACGGCATGGCCAAACCTCACTTCGGCATGAACATAGGTCATTGAAGGGTGGGCCTTTCGGCTCTTAAACGGGATCGTATCAATATAAATATCATTTCTGATAACATCAATTCCTACTTCCCGGACGGTCCTTTTGTTGCCACAGACGAAAAGATTACACTGATATCCGCCCACCCAGGCGCTAAAGGATGGCATGTCTGAACGCCTCTGGGGAGGAGCTTTGGCTTTAATGGGGGGCGCGGAGCGCTTACCAGTTCCACTGATCCAAAATACCCCAAAGGAAACATGCTTGGTTAAAATTTTATCACGATACCTTTTTGCTATTTCTTTTGATATCTCTTTTGCGAATCCAGAGGCCCTGTTGGCGAATGTGTCCCAATTGATGCCCTCAAATATAATAGACGTTCCGGATTTCGAAGAAACTTCTTCAAGGAAAGCTTCGTGTGTGGACCAATCCCCCAAAGCGTGTGGGGTTTCTGGTAGTTCGCGTGCGTTTGGATCCCAATGGGTGCTTAATCGATCACCGGTGGAGGAGTGAGTGTAAATCGTCCTCTTGGGCGACAAGGCCATAAAGCATGCCGAGCCTATACCATACTTGCCAATACTTAGCTCAGTTGGTGGGGTGTACAAATTGTGCATTTGAGTCAGGGTGGCCAGATCCATGCCACAGCCATTATCTTCCACGACTACGCGATTTGCTGGCTCATCAACAGTAATATAAATATGTGTTGCTCCCGCTTGTAATGAATTGTCAACTCCTTCGGTGACGGGTTTTAGTGGTGATACGCTCTGGGCTCTTGCTCTCAAGAGGCCAGGAATGTTTACAGATGGTCTCATAATATTTCCTAAATAATAAGATTCTCCCCCTCGGGATCCTCTTGGGTTAAATTCTCCAAAGTCTTATTTACTTTTTTGAATGAAAAAATGGGGGCACTTATTTTAAACCGCGTGCCCCAAACGGTTGGGGGTTACTAATTTCCGGTTAGCTCATTGAAAGCGCTAACTACATCAAGAGTCTTATTTGTCTTCGGAGGAGACGTATAAGTGTTTGTCTCCTCTTCGCCATCATTAGACAATGACTCGATGAACCCGTCCAGTGCCGTCTGGACTTCTTCCTGCGTCTTTTTGGGGAAGAGATTATCAATATCTGGAATATTATCCATCAATCGAGTACACTCTTCATCCCCACCTACTGCCTCATCACAAAGTGGAGAGGTGCGGCGGCGCGGGGTAAGGGTTGTTTTTGGAAATGCTGCCCCAGGCGGCTTCCCGTAGGTGAGTGTGAGGTCGGTTCCGTCATCAACGTCAGTTATGTCACCATACTCGGGATTTAATACCAA